GTATGACCATGAACCAGAAACTCAGGCTTTAGAAACAGATGAAATTCTGAGTGAACAATATCGCGGTGAAATAAATCAGGAATTCTTCTGGAGTCTTGCTAGTTTCTATGCTAGGTCGATTACAAATGTTCCATACTCAGATTATACACAACATAATCTCAGTGAATTTGTAGTAGCCGAGTGTCTCAAGAATCTTGACTTGAAAACCTGTAAGCTAAAAAATAGCGAAGGCCAAAACCTTGTTACGCATATTGGTCAATACAGTATAGGTAAACGCTTAGAGGTAGGCGATCCTGGCTGGGAAAAATTCAGCATGTATAGCCCTGATAAAAAGTACGATTCACGCTACGGAAATGAGTGGCGATAAAAAACTGTTGACATTTTTTGAAAAACTTTGTATACTGTAATAGTAACAAGGGAACTTATTATGTCTAAAAAATATGAAACGTTAGCACGAATTGTTATTTCAAACCATGCCGCTCACGGACACGATCCGGATGAGCGGCATATGGCTATTGGGCTTATTCGCAATGGCATTTTTGATTGTCCAGCTATAGACAGTGGACTTGTTTCAGAAAAAGGCCAACATCTTAAAAAATCAGAGTTGACTAAAGAACATTTTCATCCTCGGCAGGCAAGTGCATTCAAAATGTTTGAAATGCTAGATGCCGGCGCTACTTTTGATGACTTGGTTGCCTTTATTAAAAAGGTATGCCAAGTTAACTACGTAACTAACGAGGAAAACATTGCGTTGAAGCCTTATCAAAAACTTGGTTCAGGTTATGATACATGGGAAAAACAATACGATGCAGTAGGCATTAAGTTAGTTCCATACGTCAGAAAAAAACCCATACGTAAACAAAAACATGTTTACATTATTAATGATATAGAGTATAAGAGTTCTAAGGAAGCTGCTGATGCAAATTCCTGTAAAATACAAGATGTGTATAACCGTTGCAAAAGCCAATCAAAAAAATATGTAGGTTGGATTCGTAAGGAAATTTTATAATGTTTACAAGTGAAGATTGTCCAGTAAAAATCGCAGATATCTCCGACTGGAGGCCTGTGTCTCAAATCCCATCAAACGGTAGCACAGAACGTGATAACGATAACAGTTCTGGTGTCTATCAAATTGCTCATGTATCTGACATCAAAGAAATTGGTGACACCCTTGTGCACCAAAATATTGGTTACACCGGCAAAGGAAAAAATGTCTACGATAGAACTTACACTGTGCGGCAGCCAAAAGGTAGCCACGGTGTAAATCGTTATATTAAACAAAACAACCTATGTAAAGAATCTGAAGTTTTTGTTCGCTACATTTTTTGCGATGTAAGTGATATTAAAAAGCTTGAAGATTGGATTCATAACAACACCACCAAAGCATATGGTTACACTTTCAAGTGGAGAGAAGCTTCAGAAGGAAATGATGGCAAATATTCTCGTGCCCAAGACGCACTTGAAGAGTTGACATCAATTGAATTACTTGATATAATCTCATTTGCTCGTGAATTAGCAGTGAGCAAGAATGCGGTTGAATTTCAAAACAAATTGAAAAGTGTAATATAATGACAACTACTAAAAATGCAATAGGTGATATTGGTGAATGTTTTGTACAAGAGTTTCACGGTCCAAATTTTATTTTAAGTGAAGATAAATTTGATAGAGTCAAGGATGGTGTTCTTGGCTCTATGACTGCTGAAATTAAGACTCTGACAAGAATGCGCAATAAGCCTGAATACTGGTTGGAACTTAATCAGTACGATAAAGTTTCATCTGTAGATCTTTTTTTCATTGTTGATATTCCCATTTACGCTAATGAAGGATCTAAGATTTATCTGTGTCCTAATAACAAGAATTTGCAAATTGAAAACAGAGTAAAGAATGGCAACGTTTGCAAAATGGTTATTATTCCAGAAGAAAAGCTTTATCTGTTGACAACAATTAAAAACGATGATAGAGTAGATCAATTGGTAGAAATGTCCGACTCACTATCTCCATTTAGACGAAGTATAAAGGAAAAAGCTTATGCGTGAATCTCTTAAAGTCCTACAAGAATGTGCTGAACTTCAACAACGAAAGTCGAAAGATTATCAAAATGAAAAGTCGCGTATTCGTCAGGCTGATCATTATCCGCGTGGTTGTGCTACGATTCTTGATATGGTCCATCAGAAAATTACTCGAATTTATTCTGTTATGGAAGCGATGGAACAAGGCGAGACAGCCAACTTCGAATCGCTCGAAGACTCGGCCAAAGATGCCATCAACTACCTATCCTTCTTTGTCTCCTACAGCCGTGGAAAGATGGAAGGCCAAGATACAAAACGAGATCTTGTAAATCGTCCTATCAAGATCGATGGCAGCAAGATTGGAGGCACACTGAATGCTGAAGGTTGAACACATTCGAGACTACTTCATTCAGGAACTGAAGTCTGAACGGTTCGTCACTGACAAGACTGGTGTCAAGACTATCGAAATGATTGGTGCTACGTTCGAAGCAAATGAACCAGCCATCTTCGGTAAGCCGAATGAAGACTACATCCAACGTGAACTTGACTGGTACAAGTCAATGTCTCTCTATGTGAAAGATATTCCTGGCGGTAAGCAAGAAGCAAACCCGCCAGAGATCTGGACTTCTGTTGCTGATAGTTCCGGCAAGATTAATTCTAACTATGGCTGGGCTATCTGGCACAAAGATAACTATCTACAATATGCTAATGTTCTTGGTGAGTTACTAGAGTCTCCGAACAGTCGCCGTGCAGTCATGATCTATACTCGTCCTACCATGTGGCAAGATTATAATCGTGATGGTATGTCTGACTTCATGTGCACTAACGCAGTGCAGTACATGATTCGTGATGGACAACTTGTTGCTGTAGTTCAGATGCGTTCCAATGATGTTGTCTTTGGCTATCGTAATGACTATGCATGGCAGAAGTATGTTGCTGATTGTCTGACTGAAGACTTGAGGCTGACAAAAGAACCAAAGATCGTCTGGCATGTTGGTTCACTCCACGTTTATGAACGTCATTTTAACTTGGTGAAATAATGAAAAAGATTTTGATTACCGGCTTTAACGCTGAACAAAATGAACGAGATTACTTTCAGCGTAAGCAACTGAAAATTCTGAATTCTCACTTCTCATTGATTCGTTGTCTCGAAGATATGGGTTGGCAAGTTGAGCAGCGTCCTGTAGAACAGGGCGAAGATCTTTCAAGCTACGATGAAGTGATTGTCTATCTCCACTCGGTTCAATCTTTCTGCCAACGTCTTTATTCTGGTCTCTGGGCTGTAGCAGCTCGACCAGATTGTATTCTGGCTTTTGATGATTGGCAGGTAGATCAGGTCTTTACCAGCTTTACTGGTTATCAAAAAAATCTTGAAGAAGGCGAAGGTGAAGCTGCATTTCGTCCGTACCTTCTTGATCTGTATGCTGGTAACGAACCAGTAGAAGTTCTGAAGAATAATCGTAACCACTACATCGAGTCCTGTAAGATTATCAACGCTAAAAAGAATCGTCTTCTGATTTGTTCTTTTGCCGGTGGTGATCCTACACTCTTTGGTTTGAACTGGCAAGGTCCAGTCTTTACTTACAATCCGAATCCCTACAACCTGAATCGCTCACCATTCAATAACTATGGTGAAGAGGTTTCGGGTCTTGCTGCGTTTCTTGATGATGATATTGTAGATCCGAACGATAAGCAAAAGCAGTGGGTGTTCTCATCTCTCATTCAAACTAAGACTCAGAAGTGGTTGAAGCTTCAGGCTCCTAGTTGGCCAATCCTGAGCTTCGGTGCTAAGCGTGGTGAGTTCAAGGGCGAACGAGTAATCGAACCAGAAATGTGTCGTATATATAATAGGAACTGGGGATGCTTAATGCCAGAATACTACCATGCCGGTTCTGGCTGGTGGAGATCTCGAGTTCAACAGGTTGTTGATTGTAAATCCATCCTGCTCTGCTCCGATAAAGAAGGAGCTATCTACGGCGATGCCTTCGTAGGAAATTCTATTCAATCGATTGAAAATATGAGTGTTGAAGAACTTGCTCAGCTTGGTAATCGTATGTACGAATGTTTGTATGATACTCATCCGCTGAATAAAAATACTCAACAGTATGAATTGCAAAGGATTCTAGATGCAAAGTGAATTTACTCATGCGAGTATCGTACCACTCATCGGTGGTGAGACTCTGGGTGCTCATGCTGCTCATGGTAGAGCGCCAGATTATTTTCTGTCTTACTCTCCGTTTGAAGCAAATGACAAGCACATCTTAAACTACTATAAGAACAAATATGAATCAGACATTCCATATATCCTCCTTGACCAAGGCGGTGTTCACCCGCATCCTGTCGATGTTGTACACAGTGTGTGTCCTTGTGCTGGTCTCTCTATGCTTAGTCATGGCTACGGCGATCACAACCCCAATAATCGTTGGATGGCTGAAAGTACTGAATACGTTCTTACAAACATGAAGCCACGAGTACTCTGGGGTGAAAATGCTCCAGGGTTTGCTGGCAAAGTTGGTGATACAGTTCGCAATAATCTAAAGCGTATTGGCCAAGAGAATGGATACACCATGACTGTGTATCGTACTCGTTCTTTGCTGCATGGCATTCCTCAGGTCCGTGAGCGTTCATTCTACTTCTTCTGGAGAGACGATAAGGTTCCAATGTTGAACTTCTACAATCGTCCGTATACTCCTATTGAGCAACTGCTGACCAACATCAACTCGAACTTCCAGACTGATCCGATTAATAAGAAGACTCCGTCAATTGATGATCCGTACTATCGCTACATTCTAGAAGAGTTGGAAGGTGGAATCACTCATGCTCAGTTTGCTCAGCAAATTCCAGCTGAGTCTGCTCGTAATGCTGACGTTCTAGCTTACATTGAAACCAAGACTAACTACCTCGAGGTAGCAAAGTGGATGGAAGCCAATGGTTACGAAAGAGAAGTTGAAAAGTGTAAGTATCGTCACAATAAGCTTGCTGCTGGTGGCTCTATTATGCGACGTAACACAATTGTCCCACGTGACTATATCGGTGCCTTTGTCGGTCATTATCCCGTTATGCTTGCTCACCCTACACAGGATCGCTATATCAATTATCGCGAAGCAATGACAATCATGGGTCTGCCACAAGATTTTGAACTGGTCGACGCAAGCCCACGTAACGCCAATATGATTTGCCAGAATGTTCCAGTTCAAACTGCAACTGATATGGCAACCGAAGTTGTAGCATACCTAAAGGGTGAAAGGAAGATGCTAAACACAGATTATATCGTTCAATATAATCATTCACAAACCAGTACATATGAAGAGAAAGCATCATTGGAGGCGTTTTTATAATGAGTGCAAGAAGGATTGAAGAAGAAATGAGTGATGCAGGAAAACTTACAATAGGACATGGATCTACTTTGAACGCAACAGGCATAACTGGCGTCGAAGGGGTTCGAGGTACAATAGGAACTGCAACTTTTGCTCCAGTACTTCCAGTAAAGCATTTAATCGATTATAAATACAATGAAGGCGAATTGATTAAACAGATTCAGTCTTACGTCGATGCGACATACGCTCAGCATTATTCCCGAAATAAATTCCAAGCGACAGAATTCATCATTGACGCCGGTCATGGTACTGG